GGGCACCATGAGCAAACCAGTAAGCAGAACAGATTTTAAGAATTATTGCCTAAGGAAACTTGGGTCACCTGTCATTGAAATCAACGTCGCCGACGTTCAACTAGAAGATCGGATAGACGAAGGATTGCAGAAATGGTCAGATTACCATTTTGACGGATCATCGCGATATTATTGGAAGCATGAACTCTCCCAAGTTGACATTGACAGGCAATGGATAGAAGTCTCAGACGAATACATAGGCATTGAACGCATACTCCCACCTACTAGTATGCGAGGCACTTCCGGTATGTGGTCATTCAAATACCAATATATGATGAATGACATGCCTCACCTTGCCAAAGGTAATATGAACAACTTTGCTATATCAATGCAAAACCTCGACATGATTGATGAACTTTTCAACAGTCGTGGACAAAACATAAGATTCAATAGACATACAGATAGACTTTATCTGGACCTCGTATGGCCAGGAGCAGCGTCAAGCCAACCAGATATAATATTAGGTGATACCATTATTATTGTGGGTCACAGGAAAACTGATCCGGATACATACCCCGATGTATGGAATGATATGTGGTTAAAGAAATATTGTACTGAACTTTTCAGATACCAGTGGGGGTCAAATTTGATCAAGTTACAGGGTGTTGCGTTACCAGGAGGTGTGACGTTGAATGGCGAGGCGATCCTTTCAGAGGCAAAAGAAAATCTGCAGTTACTGAATGAGGAAATGTCCCTAAACTTCGAATTACCGATGGATTTTTTTGTTGCGTGATTTGAAAAATTTAACATAAATAATGAGATAAAATGGCAGAAGAACAAACAAACACAGATAAGCATGAACCTGCGATAATGGTAAAGCAGTCAAAGGTTTTATGGATTCTCGTGGGTGCTATCTTATGGTTAACAATAACAATAATGTCACTTCCCGCATTGATTGAGAAAATCATTGTCGCGGAAAATGCTGTTTTACAAACTATTGTGGACCATGAATTAGACGACGCGAATGATAATTATGAAAAATCCTTGAACTTATTGTTGCAAGGAAAAGGTGCACAGGAAATTCTAGAAGCATTCCAGTGCAATATCAGTCCGCAAGAACTGCAACAAATAGTACAGGAAAAGAAAAGAGAACAACTGGCTCTGGAGAAAACAAAGGCAGAAGCGAGCTTTTCTGATTCTGGGGGAGAATTGAAATAATGGAAACTTTAATAGAAAGCATGAACCTCATTCTCATGATGGTCTTTATACTACTTTACTCTGTTTTAGTAATGGTAAATGACGTAACTAGCAAATTAGCAAACTTTTTTCGCAACGCAGTTTACATGAGTTCGGGAATGCTGTTTGTTTACTATATTTTTCAGATTAGTTACTTAGTACCTTATAAAGAGTTTGAATATTTGATAGCATTTTTAGTGGCATTATCCTTTAGGGATTTGTTGCCTGTGTTGGTAGACTTTGTAGTCCACGTAAGTACAGCAAAATTAAAACAAATCGATGCCCGCATTTCATCAAGTAAACCAAAAAAAGGAGAATAATGTTACCCTTATTAATACCCTTGTTGACTAATGTAATTGGAGGTCTCTGTGCCGATGCGGCAACAGATCTCGCAAAAGACCACGTAATGAAGATGATTAAAAAGGCAGTTCCACCTGACGCAATGGAAGCGATTGACACAATCATAAGTTCAGATCCAAGCCACCCTTGCGACACTATGGAACATTTTATTGACTGCATGGTCGATCCTGACAACAATGATGTTCCATCGATTCCCGGGATGCCGGACATGCCAGATATTGGCCCAATGACAATTTCGTGCGATATTACTATCGATCCTGCGACAATGGATATCACAGTAACTAGGACATAAATGCCAACAAGTCCATACATACACCACTATAGAGATGTTGGGGAACAAGGACTTATTCAATCGATCACTGCCGAGACTATTTTTCTCGGTGGTCGAGATATAATATACCTGCCTAGAGAAGATTACAATAGAGAAGACCCTATCTTTGGACAAGCAACTCAACTCATTTTCAAGACCTCACTCAACGTAGCAATGATGTTAGAGTCGACTGAGGGATTTGAAGGCGAAGGCGAGTTTTATTCTAAGTTTGGTCTGGATATTAAAGAT